GGTTGGCATTTGCCTCGCCATCGACCTCGATATATCGATCTATCATCTCAGTTGTCCAAGATGTAGATGCTCCAGTGATAGTGGGGCTATCCTCTGTAACCGTCACTGTACCGGCGTTGTACTTCACAATCCCAAAGTAGAAGTACCTATCCTGAAACATGACCACATAGGCCATATCGTTAGGAGGAACGACTTGGCGGCGGGCGACAAGAACCCCTTGGTCGGTAATGTAGAGTTGCTCACCCTCCGCAGTTGCATTTAGCGTTTCGTCATCCTTCAAATCGTTTACATATGTCAGATCAGATCCGCCAGCGGTTGCAGCAAGGGCGTCATCACCTACAGCAATAGGATAAAGGATGTTTTTCTGGCCGGATGTAGACCGCCATAGTTCTATCTTCTTAACCCTTCCAGTGGGATCATTAGCCGTGGTGGGTTGTTTGATTCCCGTCCAACTAAATCTGTATGTGGCAAAAGTATCGGGTATCTCAACCATTTCCGGGGAAATCATGCTGTAGATGGGCGTAGATGAGGCATCTACATACCTATAAGCACAAAGATATTCTCCTTCGGTCGCACCCTGTCCCAAGCTATCGTCCGCCTGATGTTCTGCCACGGTTGCTGTTGCGGCTATCGTTGTGCCAGACGAACCCCTGCTCCAAGTACCCTTGTTGGCGGTGTCGTAGGTGCCCTCATGCTCAGTATCATCTAGATAAAGACTGGTAGTGGAAAGAACCGTTACAACCTTTTTCCGACCGTTTAATTCGCCAGGCATGGCACCGTCATCGGTAACCTGGATTTGGCCTAGATGTATCCTATCACCCGTCGTAAGTCCATGAGCATATGTAGTAGCTAATTGATATTCCCCAGTAGTTGTCCTTGCGACAATGGTGGCTATTTCATTGTCATGGCTTCCATCTGTCTGGATGGCACTGATCTCAATGATTGGCCCTACTGAGGGTGCATCAATACCAAGGACATCAGCCGTATCGGACGCACCGTCCCACCGAAATCCACGATCTACCCCATTGACCCCAATCAGGTCGCCAAACCGTGTCTTGCAGAAAGACATCTTCTGAAAGGTATTGAAAGCCGAGCCCGAGATAGTCTGTGTGGAGTCGAAGGTGGCTGGCTGGATACCCCCACGAGGAATAAGGGCACCGGGACGTGTGGTGGAGAGGTTCTTCTGGCTCTGCGATGCACCTTCCGGCACATCGCCAAAGTCAGCATCGCTAACCAAGCCCTTGAAATTGCTTATTGCTGGCATCAGTCACTCTCATAGATCCGTATCTGTGGTTATAGTGCTCGCCAGGTGAGCAAACATATAATGGAAACGTGACTGCGGGACTCCCGGTGTGACCTTGTAGCGGGCCTCCGCCTCAAGGGCACGTCGCAACTCGAAGTCAGCCGCATCCCTGGCTGTCGTTGTGCTTCTCTGGTCATTTGCAAATCGGGAAAATCTATACTCTATCTGGGCTTTGAGGGCCTCAATCATTGTGTCATTCATGTCTATTGGATCGGAGACAACTAGCTTCCCGGTTGCCTCGGTATACGCTTGGTTCAACGTACCCGCTAGGGTCACGACCCTAGTGCTAGAATTTATCTCCGTGATCTTTTGCTGCTCTGAATAGGGGCTATTACCTGCTAAACCGGTGGGTAATATGCTATCACTGTCGGCTAAGCGAACAATTGAACCGACCATATTCGCCGGCAAAGCTATGCTAGTGGTTATAGTCGTATCACCTGCTGATCCGGTTCCAAAGGTATAGGTTCTCGCTGCTGTCTCTGTCCCTGCCCATCTCAATGCCCGTGGCTTACGTCTGTAGATGAATCCAAGTGGCTCTGCGGTGCTTGGGCTTGGGTCTACCCAGAGGGCAAATCGCCCGTCATCATCCGGGTCTTTCATGATCGTCCATGCCCATGTTTGCCCACTGACTTGGTGGAATCTCTCCCTTTGGAGCCATTCAGAGGGAGTGATGTAGTGGGGCATCCAGTAGTTCTTTTCTACTGCCACGTCGTAGAGTCGCCAGAGATCTTCTGGAAGGGGATAAACACTTCGGAACAACTCATAGCTAGTGCCGGCATCAATGTTGTCGGTGGGCTGAAACACCGAATCAAGGGTAGCATTTGACCCGCTTATTGAGTCGATAATATAGATCACGTCATCTATGCGAACCCGCCCGTACTTAGCCCATGACGGCCAAGATCCCGTAGTAAGGGCCAGCGTATTGGAGCTAGCTGTGTACTGAATCGTCCCGGTGGAATAGCTGGCAACAAGGTTAATACGACCCTCTTTAATGTAGTATCGCCACTCATAGCTCATGGCCAAATCACGATAGGCCCCCTGAATTACCTCCTTGTGCATGCGGAGATCCTTCGTCCGCGCACCGCCATCCGTCAGGGCAGTGATGTAGCCCAGAAGGTCTTCGTAGGTAATAATGCTTTCGGATACCGAGGCCACTTACTGTCCCCTCTGCTGTCGGGCGGTCTGATTGGCGATTCTTTTCGCCTTAATCCGCTGGAGAATACCAAGTTGTTCTGTCGGGTCAGTCGGTAATGGAGAACCTTCTCCCGACTGTGGGGAGGTTGCACCCGCCAAACCACCTATAACGCGCTGCGATGGGCTTTCCCCCTCTATCTTTCCTTCGCGAATAAGTTCTACCTTTATTCTGGCGATCTCCCCCCTAGAAAGAACACCATTATCTATCAGGTATTGCTCTTCACCTTGGATAATTAAGTGTTCTATATGAGAGGCTCTTTCTACAGCGTCAATCTTAGATTGCCGTAGCTGTGCTGCCTCACGAAGCTCGGGGTCAAAATCAGCATAGGGATCTCCCGTTTCTTCTGGCTGCCCAAAGGGATCTGGTTCACCAACTCTTATCTGCTGATCAACTGGAAGGTTACCCTCTGGCGTAAGAGTAGATTCTGGGATCTGCCCTTCTAGGCGAAGATTTTCTTCAGTGAAATCCTGCGGTAGTTCGGGCTCTTTATCGCCCCTTCGCTGTCGTCGCCTGGCTTGAGCAGAAACGGTGTCAACCCACTCGCCGACAGGTTGCTGATACCCAAATGGCTGGTTGGGGTCAAAGGGAGGATTTTCCCTTGAATCAATTCCTGGTATATAACCCGGCATAGCAACATTTGGATCAGGCTGATAGCCGGGTGGTGACTGACGATTGCCATACATCATGCCGGGAGCCGGAGAATCATCCTCACTCAGCTCTTCCTCTGGTCTTGTCCCAAATGCCCAGGCATTTTCGGGTCTTGTCGGTTCGCCACGAGGCTGTCCAAAATTGACACCCGATGCCTCTACTGCGCCGCCCGGCAACGGGATATCTGCCCTGCGAAGCCCTGCCCCCAAAGGCCCTCCCCCCATCCCCGGCGGGGGATTGCGCCGAAGACCTCTAGATTCGCGACTGAATTGGTTTCGGTTCTCCCAAAACCATTTCCTATATTCTTCATTGCTCTCCCACTGCTTCTCGGTTTGGGGATTGATATCTCGGCCATCAACATTAAATTTATTAAAATCGTCTATCATAGCATCCGTCGGCATAGGAAAAATCCCATCTGGCGGCGGCTCACCGTAAGGTACATCTGGATAAGGCCCACCACCGGGTTGTGCTGGTGCTGAAACAAATTCTGTGCCTGGCGAGTCAGTATCCCACCTTTCCGTACCTGATGGGCCGGAAGGGCCGGGAGCACCTAGGGGGCCAGCCATTGGTGGCTCATCTACCGGGCGTCTAGATTTTTTTTTCTCGCTTTTAGGAAGTTCTCTCAGGTCAGTTCCCGGTGGGAATGACGACCTAGAACCATGTGGCACTACAGGGTCACTTGGCATGCTGTAGCCATTCTTTCCCTTTTTGGCCCATTTATACTGCGGGCTTTTTACATGAACACGCTTGAGGCCCTGAACTGGGGTAACGATTGTGGCGTAACCCCCAACCTGCTTATTTCCGCTATATCTTGGAGGTTGGGTTTTCATTGCGTTATCTAAAGCATCTACTTGCTCTTGCGCACGTTCCCGCTCTGCCCGCTGCCGGTTTGTCTCCATCTGGTCAGCTACACCAAAAACTCGACCACCCTGATGCTGCTCCATCCCGCGTGGCCCAGGTGCTCGCCCCTGTTGAATGCTATATGGTGGCACCTCTACTTGCCCGCGAGGCTGTTCACCCCAAACTTTTTTGCCTGGGGGATCAAAACCGGGCTTTATAGCCCACGAACCATCTGGCTTTTTCTCATAGCCATATGCGGTTCGCAAATCTTCTTCATGATCCCTTAATATCGGATTTAACCCAGCATCAATACGGGGGAGTGTGTTTCCCCATTTAGGGACATCCTCATGGACTTTTCTGTCTGCCTCTGCCATCAGGGGGTCGGCTTCTTGGTTGTCAAAGGGCATGATGCTCTCCTACTTCGAGTGTTTCTCGACTACTTTTTCTTTCAGTTCCATGAGCTTCTTTGGCTTCTTCTTAACCTTCTCAGCAAGAGCTGGATCGGCTGCGATTTCCCTCCGCATGTAGTCATGAGCAACGTCGTCGGCCATCTTAATTCGCTTCGGCTGCTGGGCCGGGGCCTGATAATTTACGGCTCCAGTCACAGTATAGCCTTTGGCCTTAGCCGCCGCTAAGACATCGCTTGTGCTGGATATCCACGCCATCGGGTCGTTTGGCCTCCCTAATCCACCTTTATATATTTTGCCCTGCGTTGAGATGCCGGCCTTCTTGGCTATGGAATGGATATCCCTGGCATTAACCGGCCACATCTTGTCTGCCCATCCATGGGTTCCCTCGAGGAATGATCGGTCAGTACCCTTTGTGCCGGGTGGCCTGCGCTGGGCCAACATCGCTGCGAATCCAGAGTTGTTGCCTTCCTCGATCAGGTGATCGAAGAAATCAACACAGCCCAGCCGCTCACATTCAGCCCGGTGTCTATCTAGGTCTACGTCTGGCATTATCTACTCCTTGGTTTTCCGCTCTTGGTTCTGTTCCTTGAGCGCCTTGGTCTTTTCCTTCATGAGTTCGATGTCAAGACGGTGCTTTTCGGCTGCCTGTTCCATCTCCATCAGGTGTACTTCGGAATCCTGCTGTAACTCCTGTTGATGAGATGCCTGATCGATCTGGAGTTTCTGCTGCTCAAGCTGCATGGACTGCTGGGCCTTCTGTTGGTCTGCTTGAACAGCCTGCTGGGCCTTCTGTTGGTCTACGCCGGTAGTTGCCTGATTCGCCTGAGCCTCCTGCTGCTTAATTTGGGCCTCGGCCTGCTTAATCTGCATATCCATCTGCTTGGCCTGCATATCAAGTTGGGCCATCTGCTGCTGCATCTGCATCTGTTGTTGCTGAGCCTGTGCTTCGGGGTCTTCTTGCCCCTGCTCCTCCTGTTGCTTCTGGGCTTTAAGCTCCTCAATGTCAATTATGTAAGGTGCCGCATCAATCTCATTAGCCTTAGCCCAGTCAGTGAGGAAAGCGTTATATGGGCCGCTAATACCCATTCCAACGAATTCCTGCATGACAGGCATGGCGATCTGGCCGAAGTCGTTCAACTGGCGTATCTTATTAGTCTTATTGGGCTTACGCGCGCTGCCCGCTTCGACTCGATAGTCATACTCCATAACTACCTTCTCGAAATCCTGCTGTGAGAGCTGACTTTCCCACACCATGGCCCCTATATTTCCTATGATTGGAGACACATCCTGGCCCGTAAGCAACCATTCTGCTGCTTCTATCTCTTTGAGGGCAGATTCGCTTAGCCAGTCCTCTACGCGACTAGCCATGTCATCCGGCCTTACAGCTACATTCTGGTTACGAACATCTGCCTCTGTGGCGCTCCGAATCTGGGTAGATCCACCCAGTCCATAGAGTAATTCGGTAAGCCCGGTACGCTTGTCGATCATGTCGAGGACTTCAGACACCATTCGCCATATATCGACGTTAAATGAGGGTGCATCAAGGAAGCTCACTACATCATTGACACTTCGCCCAAACACTTCGCTGATTTCAATGTGCGTATAGGGGCCGAGACCACTTTTTAGCTGGTCTTGAATCTCTGCTCCCGCCGCCTTGGCTATGGCCACATAAGTAGTGCTGGAAGCGGCTACTTTGTCGGCCAGGAAGGACATGCACCAGTTGACGAACCTTAGTTCCCCGATCGCTGGCTTGATAAGAGAGATTGGCCAAATTTCCTTGGGCTTTTCGTAGAAATGCAGCTTTGCAAATGGCCACCCACCATCAGTCCAGAAGGGTATGGGCCATTGTGCCCGCATAAAGAGATCTTCATCGCTTTCTTTGAGCGATTCGGGAGGCATGTTAAGCGGATAGGGGATGTCCTCACTGACAGCCAGGTAGCAAAAGTCACCAAACTGCTCATAATTGAATTTCCGCTCCGATGCCGCCTTATTGGAGGTACGAAGCCTGTCTCCAAAACCACCCTTCGAGAATACCTGCCAGTATTCGATCAGATCAAAGGATTTACCCCGCCTTTTCTCGCCAGAAGTCTCTATCCTGTTCTTGGCAAAATTCTCCCCTTGCGAGGCGAGGGATTTCATTGACCCCTTGAGGTCTTCAAGGCCATATTCTCTCTCTACCCGCCATACAGGGTGAACAACCTTTCTGGCTATCCACTCTACGTCCTCCCAATAGCTGGCATCAGGATCAACTACGAGATCATCAACAGACATGAAGGTGCTTCGGGGGTGCTTTGCCTTACTGCCCCTTGGCTGATACATTTCTGTCCACAAGAGACCCATTCCCTTGATGATTGCCTCGTTGATAGCAGCCCGAGCATGCTTCTTCTTATCCTGCTCCTGCTGGAGCCAGTTCAGGTAATGCTCCCTGATCTTAGCGTGAGCACGTTTCTTTTCATTCTCCATATCCTCAGAGAATTTAAGCTGCTGAAACTGCTGGATCTGGGCCTTGTCCTCTGGATTAATACCCAGGACAGACGGATCAATAGTCGGCGCCAAACGCGGCGTGACAAGAATCGTCGGATTGCGGTGATACAACACAGGGCCAAACAGGGCCACAGCCTCGAATACCCTATTCACAGTCATCCTAAATGTAGGCATTGCCCCTTCGGCTTTCTTGTCTAGAAAACCTCCGGGGGCCTTGGCGTATTCACCCTTCCACATCCAATCATGGTTGCCATCGTAGAAGTTCATCGCCTCCTCGGCATATTTGCCGAAGCGCTCATGCTTCTGCTTCTTAGCAGCCTTGATCTTCTCCATCCACTGGCTCACGATAGGAGCAAATGGATTATTGGTTTCGTCTACTGGTGGCATTACTTACTTGCCTTTTTTGGTGTGGCTTCTTTTTCCAGGGCATCGAGGCGAGATAAGATATCTTGCGCCTGCTTCTCTGACCGCTTCCATTCATCCGTGAAGTCCCAGCAGCCATTTTCCCTGTGGTCTACGTTCCACTCTAGCTTGGGATCGTCGTAATGCCTGCACCCCTCATGGATCTGCCCATTGGCGTTACGAAGCATCACATTCCTGCCAGTTTTAGACACGCGCACTACAAAGCATAGCTGGGCGTATTGATCCTTCTGGGCATTGGGATAAAAGGAGACCGGGCATCCAACATCCACTACGGGCATCTTGAAATCATTGGCTGCTTTCTGGTCAATTGCAGTGGCTTCCATTTTTATTTTCCTTGTGGGCCTAGGGTTACGAAATCTGCCGGCCCGCCTGTATCGCGAGCCTTTCTTTGGGCTGCACGCGCAGCCCGTGCTTGGATAATCTCATGAACGACTCCAGTGTGCTTCACCTTTATGCGGGGCACAACATATTTTAGCCCGTTGGCCGCCGCATATTCCAATGTTTCTATCGCATGACAAGGGCCTCTGCGGTTACCATCATCAGTGATAAAACCGTTAATGACTTTCTTCTTGAATCGGTAGAATTCTCGAACGAGGTTTGGGCACCTGCCAACAACTACAAGCAGCCTGGTTTGACCGTCATCCCTCACGCTAATCCAGTCCCTCAGTTTCATTGTCCTGCCGGTAACATCGTCACTTCCATTAATAAAATTACTACCGGTGATCTCACTTCTGATGTTTCTTTCTTCCAATTCTCGTGTGTACTGGACTCGAGGAAGCACGCCACTACCGATTTCTCTGATCCGACCCCCATGTGCGTCGATAATGAACGCCTCAAAATTGTCATTCTTGGTTTTTATTTGTACCCCTTCGGCAAACTTAACAGCCGTACACTGCTGGAGATAGAGTTCATCATATACCACTGCATGTTCGCCAAATAATGTCGGAGGCGGAATCGCCCAGAAGGTGCAGGCGCAGACTACATGGCCGGGGTCAACGACCATGTACCGCGTCCAGTCCTTGCCGGGAACTCCATCATGGTCAGCTAGGTATTGCTGTACCCTGTTCCGTGGCCCCTCGAATTTCACCCCATTGTGCACATCCTTGGAGAAATTAGGATACATAAGCACGCTGTCGGTGACCATTTCCCCTAAAGCACGCTTGCGAAACTCGTCTTCTCCCCTGGCTTTCCACCGCTTTATATTTTCTTGCTTAACCTGTTCAGGCATGAAGGGGTTGTCAAAGATGGTGGCCCGAATCACAATTGTACTGGGGTTTTTGTCCTTACTTTCGTCCTCGGCGCGCTCTACAAGGTTCACAAGGGCGTCATTCTTGCTGTGAGGTAGGGCTGACCACCTCAAAAGGCCCTCTCGCATGGTTAAACGGGCGATCATCTCGTCATACCACTCTGGTTTCTCCAGATCCTCATCGATATGGACTAAATCGGCTTGAAAGCCCTGTGCCGGGTCACCCTTGCTACCCATTGCATAGATAGTCCAGCCATTATGTAGCTCACAAATCTCAAAGACGTGCTGTGCGCGTTTCTTCCAGGCGAATTTCTTGATGAACCTATTGGGAATCAATGGTGGGGCGGGCTTTACCTCTTCTTTTCTGGCCCAATCCTTTTCAATCCATGGTTTCCACGATCGCCATTCTCCTGTTTTATGATCCCGAATAATCCTGAAGGAGCCAGCTCTGAAGAGGTATTTATGAATTGTGCGGCCAACGTGCCCCTCATCCATCCCGAGGCAGACCATAATCCCATCTTCCTTGGGATACTTGTCGTAGGGATCTTGTCCTGTGGCTGCACGCGCGTCTTCTACGAAGGCTGCGAGAGATTTGCCGACTTGGTTACCCGCCTGAATCAAGCATTCTTTGGCGGCGCAAGCATGATACCGCTCCTGAAATGGAAGCGGCTCGTAAAGGCGCAATGCCTCACATTTACGACGAAGTTGCTCCGCTACAATCTCACGGATTTCTTCCTTCTGGTGTTCCGTGACATTCGTAGCTGGCTGGACTGACGGTAGATTAACCGCCCTCGGTTTTCTCTTCTTCTTCGACATATTCGGGGCTTATATAAGAGGTATTCAGTTCGGGGTTGAGAATCTCCCTCATCTTCTTATCCATCGCGTCATCCAGTTCCTCGCTGGTAATCTCCTCCAGCGATCGTTTGGCTGCGCCCGACTCAGATACCTTAATGTTTAACCGCAAGATATCTGACTGAATTCTCTGCCTAAGCTGAGATCCAGGCGCCGCTCGATAGTAGGTAGCAATCAACTGCTGAGCAAAACCTCCGGGGCCGCCAAATGCTTCCATAATCCGCTGAAATGTCTCCGCCATATGGGGAACCTCACTCCCCCCGCGAGTCAACTTACCGAGGATATCAATGCCCCCCTCCTCGAGAGCTTTGATCCGCTCGTCAATCGTTTCTCTGCGCTTATCCTCTACCTCTTCAGAGCGACACATCCGGCAAGTATTTCGGAATCCATCAACAGCATGGTTGTTCCTGTGCCAGAAGTTCTTATCTAAAGGATAGAGAACATGACAGCGTTTACATTCTTTCTGCTCCATGTGCTTCTCCTATGCCATGCGGGGGCCGCCGGGGGGGCCAAGCGGAGGGGCTCCAGGGGGGCCGCCAGGAGGCATTAACCTTTCCTGCATTAGATTCGGCGGCATCGTACTCGGATGCGGGGGTGGTGCGCCACCCATCATGGCCTGTTGCAGCGGATCTTGCCCCAGCATGGGCGGAGGTGCGCCTCCAGAGGCCGGGCCTTGCATTGGCCCCACGCTCGGGGCCTGAATATTCCCCTGTTGCTGACCTTGCTGGAGTCCCGCCACCATCTCCATAAACCCAGGCGGCATTCCACCTGGGCCTTGCATTCCACCGGGGCCACCGGGAGGGCCGCCGGGAGGGCCTGGGCCACCAGGGCCGCCGGGAGGGCCGCCGCCACCAGCAAGCTGGCTGGGGTCAACTGGATTCCCTTGAGGATCAGTAATCTGGGCCTGACCCGACTGTATCATTTGCATGACTTGCGGGGGAATTTCCTCGAGCGACTGAACCGGAATTGACTGACCATCCGGCATTACTACGATATATCCTTGGCCTGGTGGCATTTCTTTCTCCTGGCTATCTAAAGGTTTGTGAAGTTATACGAGGTTTGTTGGCTGAGTTGCGGATGACGTTCTCATTATTGCTTATTGGGTCGTCTGTGGCATTACCAAAAGTGACACCTGACGGAAGCCGTCCGCCTGGCGCATCATGCCAGTAGGGGCCGGGACTAGGCTGGTTGCCATACCTTTCTCTGGATTCCTCCTTCATTTTTCTAATCTTATCCCAGTAACCCGGAGTCGAAAGCTCATCGATCATCGCCTGCGACTCCGCTACCGAAGGCTGATTCAAATATCCTAAAGGGTCATATCCTCTTGTCATCTGAACTACCTAAAGGTTTGTGAGTTGGTTCGGGATCTATTAAGCGAATTGAGTGGAGGTGGAGTGAATTCCCCTTCTGCCTCATCGCCACCCGGCTCAAGGTCTGCCCACTCATCGAAGGTCATCCCGGCATTTTCCCATTTAGTTGAATCACGGATAAAATCTTCTGTCGGAAAGAAGGTCTTGGATTTTGTGCGTGGGTTATTTGTACTAATGGGCGGGTCGACTGGATCTACCGGATCTACCGGGTGAACCGGGTCTACTGGGTCAACCGGGTCTACTGGATCTACTGGATCTACTGGTTCGACAGGATCTGGGGTAGTAAAGGACTCGGATTGCCCGCCTTGGCTCCAAGAGATATCGCTTTTCATAAGACCGGGATTCCAATTGGGATTACGTTTAAACGTACCCCCGCTAGTAACCCATCCCAAGGTTGGCAGCTGCGAACTAAAATAGTTGTAGGTGCCAGCCCCACCGGGTGAACCTATTGTTGGCCTCTGGTAGATAGTCCTGCCCCACGGATTGTCGCTTCTGTAAACGCCGGGGGAGGTACTGTACGCACCGGGGGAACGGCTCTGGGGCAATGAGCCACCAGGGAGAAAGCGGTCACCACCCTTCCCCTCGTAGTATTCCTTTATCTTCTCCCACCAAAGATTCGACCCAATTACCGACTCGCTAATCGGGTTATACCCATAGCGGGTATTGCCCTCCCAATTACCAGCTGGAGTATAGACATCTGTATTTGTGTATCCCCACTTCTCGGAATGGGGTTCCCATCCTGGCTGACCGCTCCACGTCCATGTTTTACCTTGTGGTTTCGAGCCGAAACTGGGGTAGCTGATACCTCCTTGCGTAATGGGGTTATGGCCGCCCTCCCAAACACCACCCTTAGGGTGGCCCTCAACATCACGCCATACGGAATGTACCATTTCAGATCCCTAGAAAAAAGCCCACCGGCCCCCGAAGGGGCCGGCAGACACCCAAGACCCTCGCGCGTTAGCGCGATTGGGTACTCTGGTTAGCCAAACTTAGCGTTAGTAAGGGACGTGCAGGTGAACTAAACCTGCGGCATTGTTACTTATCGCATCGACCGCAACTCCCATGATGTTGCCGATGTGAGATGCCGTAGCCTGCATGGCATGGCCATCAGTACCTGCATCTGCAACAACCGGAGCGCCCACAGCGATGGCACCTTCAGCATAAATTGGCACAACCCCGCCGATAATCAACCAAAAAAGGTCGTCATCTGCGACAGTGGTTGCCCCAAGCTCAGGATCACCAACACCAGCCCAGTCGCCTTCAGTAATGCTAGCACCTGCGCAAGCACCGGCAGCCAGTCGTCCAGTAGAGGAATCCACATCAAAGCTAAGGACTAGACCATAAGTAGCAGTAGCTACGGTTAAGGCCGAGCCTTTCGTGTTACGACAGCACACTGCCCTAAGGGCTTGGCCACTACGGCGGCTTTTGCCACCGCGAAGCGCGGGCGTGCGATCAACGTCGGGGAATTCAAAGACAGCACCAATCCAATGGATATTGGTCAGGTTGCTGTCGCTGTCAGTCCCCGAGAGCGTTTCGCCCAAATCAAAAGGAGGAATGTCATACTTCATTTTTCTTTTCCTTTCTAGAAAAGGGGACTAAGTAGCGATATCAGCACCGGCGATCAACTTGAAGAAATTCCTCGGTGAGGAGAACTTCATGTTGGAAAGCGTGCTAACAACCGCATTAAACGACTGGGAGTGGATGTCGTATTCCGGCCCCTCACTGCGAAGCAGGGAGCTATCCATCGACTTCAACTCGATATTGTCGTAATTAAGACCATATCCAACTCCGGTTGGAACTGCTGCTTCCCAGCTGACTTCAATGCCGTCGAAGTTCATGACGTTCTTGAAGCCCAAGGCGCGAAGACTATGCTCGCTGGTAATT